TTATTGAAGCTTGGCCGGTGTCAATTTGGTGTCAAATTGCGCCGAGTTTGCCGCGTACTGTTTTAAGTGATCAACATTCATGTGCGCATATCTTTTTACCATCTTTTCACTAGACCAGCCGCCTAACTCAGTTAGTTGCCGCGTGGGTGTCCCTTGTACTGCGTGATTAGTCGCCCACGTATGCCGGTTATCATGAAATCTATAATTTTCAATCTTGGCGCGCTTTAAAGCTTTTTTCCATGCGGTGCCGGCAGGGTTTTTGATTGGCTTACCGTTGTAAGTAAAGACATTCGTTTTATGCTTACCACGCTGGCTTAAAATTGCGCTCATGGCTTCATCATTTAGCAGAATTCCTATGGGCTTCGATGATTTTGCCTGAGTAGCAAAAATCCATGCGATCCGTCGCGATAAATCAATTTGCGACCATTTTAAGCCTGCAACATTCGCCCTTCTTAAACCTGTCGCCAGTGCAAAAGTTACAATTGGTTTTAAATGCTCTGGCAGTTCCTTGAACAATCTTTCTTTTTCCATAGCGGTAAGCCATCGCTCCCTTGGTTCTGGCTCCTTGAGCATCTCAATATCTGGTACTTTAGGCAGCCATCCCCATTTATTAGCAGCTAATAAAACAGTTTTAACTTGATTTAAATACACATTTACTGTCCTTGGTTTACGTCCTTGATTCAGCTTAGCGTCGCGTATTTCGCGAATATTTACACGCTCAATCTGATTAACCGTGAGCATACCAAGAAAATGATCCAGCCAGCGTAAATATGATAATGTGGTTTTATCCTCCTGTTTATGCGGGTTTTCTTTTAACCATTCAACAACACATTCGCGCCATGTGTATTCACGGCTATGACCAAGCTTTTGCACCTCAAACATTTCATAATAATGTTTAGCTGCTAATTCATTCGCTTGTTTTTTGTCGTCAGTCCCGGCAGCCTGCCGTATTCGCTGTCCGTTTGGTGCTGTGAACGAGTAATACCATCCGCGCCTACCTTCCCTTTTGTAGACGCGTATTGTTTTTTGACTAGACATGTTTTATTTCCTTTTGCATGCGTAGCCTCTTGCGTTGCAGAATTTGCATCAGCCTTTAGCCACTCGTCAAGTTCTTCTTTAAAAAAATACCAGCGACCAAGCCTTTTATGTCCCGGTATTTCTCCGGTACGCGCTTTATCTGAAACGACTTTAGGATTCAGTGAGAGGTATTTGGCAACTTCTGATGTAGTTAATAACGATTGCATATAATGCCCAATAAAAAAACCAGCTATTGCTGGGACGTGTTCATTAATAATGCTTAATTAAAAAGCCGCTTAAAGCGGCTTGGTGATTCAAATATATTTCAGATATTCATCTCTAGGTAATCTCTTTTCCCCAAAAATCTCTCCAACTTTATACAAACCAGTAGTATCAATATTATCGTTTAAAAAATTATTTATGATATGGGTTAATTCCAGCATTTTTTCATAAGGAAGACTTGAAAATACTGAAGACATTTTATTGTTAGATAAAACAAAATTATTCTTTTCAGATAAAATCTGATCTGAATGTTTGAGTAATTCAAATATTTTGATAGTATCTATATTGCTACATTCACTGGGTATAATTCGGTTCCTCTTATAAATAAAAACTGTTATTTCTTGTGGAAGATGAACAATTAAATCTTCTCGAGCAAATAAGACGGCTTCTTCTATAGAACAATGAAGTTGATTTTTATATATTTTTTGTTCCTTATTGTTTAAAACTCCATATAAATATTTATCTGGTTCCTTTAAATAATTGCCAATCATGGTAATCTCCATTAAAAAGCCACTATTCAGTGGCTTATCATGTTAAAAAATTTAATACTCATTACTTATTCTATATTTTGGTTACTACGTAGCTATTTAAACTAGGGACAAAAACCGTCACACCACCGTTTTTAACATGCAGTAAAAAGTTATTATTGCAGGTTTTATCCAGAAGTATACACGGGCGTCCTTTTTGCGTTTCTTTGTCGATAATACTCATAGCCTCATCGAAATGGCGCGCGGGTATATCCTGATAACTTTGCACGCCAAATCTGGCAAATAGTAATTTATAGACTTCCTGAGCTGTTCTGCCTGTTTGTCCTATAAAAAGGACTACAGCCCTTTTTATCTGTGTACGCTGGTGTCTGGTTAAGGTGACATCAGTCATATATCCGCCTGTTTTACGGATAGAGGGCAGGACTTCACTAGTTACCCATTTCTTAAACTGTTTAGCCTCAGTTTTGCGACTACGTAATATAAGGGAGTACAAGCCGCTTTCATTGATGATGTTATAGTTCTGAGCACCTTGCCCAGCCCGACCCTCATTATTAGTGAGGGTTGTCTTTTCATTACTATACTATCATCTTCATCAGTTTTAATTTCAAAAATACCCAAATCTCGTCGTTTTCTATTGACTTTTTTTCCACCCGGACACAAATCCGATTGCCCGGATTTTTCAATTTGTAATTGTATATGTGTTTCATCAATTTTTTTAAAGATACCGTCCGAATAATAAAAACAATCGTTACCACATTCAGAAGTGGTCGTTGAAAAGTAAGTACCATCAGCCTTAAGATATAAAATTGGACTATAACGAAATCTAAAACTATCTGAATCCTGTTTTACATCTTTATATATCATATATGAATCAACTTTATCATCTATAACGGAACTAATACTAATTGCCCGAGTGCCATTGCCATATTCCCAAAAATTACTTATTTCACTTTGTGCGAAACAGGTAATTGGAAGCAATAATAAAAAAAGGATTTTTTTCATAGTTATTTTCTTTCCACAATAAGAAAATTTATATATTTATAATATTACATTTACATTTCTTTGAGTATATAAAAAAACCTTTAAATATTTCAATATTTAAAAGGTTTAATATTTTTGATTTTGATCAATTTAATTTTTTTCAATCAAAACGGAATATCGTCATCAATATCATCTATTGGCGCGGTTGTAAATTCATGTTGAGGCGGTTGCCGATGTGGTGCTGGTGGTGGGTTCGATGATGTAAGTGGTGCAGCGTTATTATTGCCAGAATCAGAACCATCATTACGATTACCCAGCATTTTCATTTCATTGCCGATAATATTGTATGCCATGCGTTCGATACCATCTTTATCGGTATATTTACGGCTCTGAATTTTGCCCTCAACAAACACCTGGCTACCTTTTCTCAGGTACTGGTTAGCTATTTCTCCTAGTTTGCCGTACAGGGATACGTTATGCCACTCTGTACGAGTCTGGCGTTCTCCATTACGGTCACGCCACTGTTCATCAGTTGCTAGCGAGAAATTCGTTATGGCGTCGCCATTGGGCATATATCGTGTTTCAGGGTCGCGCCCAAGGCGACCAATTAGAATTACTTTATTAACAGACATAATGAAATCCTTTTATGCGACCTGTTTTAGCAGCAAGTCATAATATTCCTGGCAAATTTCTACTTTTTCTTTAATCTTTTCGATTATTTTTTCATCTCTTGTTACCGTAACCGTTGTTAACCTCTTAGCGATAGGAATATCTTCAACCGCATCAATCAACATGGCCGGATTATCGTAAGTACCCAGCAGATTTTCAGGGCAGGGGAATAGCCAAAAATCTATATCAGCTTTATCACAATCAAATAGCCACATATAACCCTGCATCTGATAGATATATCCTGCTTTTTCTGCCTTTTTTTGCGCCTCTTCAATAAAAAACGGGTGAGTGCCTATATCCCAAGAACATTTTGTATCAATAATAAAACGTTCTTTAGGGTCATAAATATCACATTCACCTGTGATCCAGTCATTTTCTAAGCGCGTCTCATAAAAAACCAGCTATTTAGCTGGGCGGGAATGTCAACAATCATCACCTAAAATCATTTAAGCTCTGCATCACCTTTCATGCGTTCGCTATCACTCATGCGCGCGTATGCATCAGCTAACCGTTTTAATTCCATATCTGCCTGGTATTCTTTCTGCTGCATTTGTCTTGCTGTATAACTGCGCTGCATATCTAATTGCTCCTTATCAGACAAAGCAGGGGACACTGAAAGAGCAGCAGACATTAAAAAAACTGCAATAAATCCAGTTATAGAATTTTAATCATGTACAATTCCCTCGTTGTTGCTGTTACATGGGTTAATTTATCGTGTTGGAATATCACCTCTATAGCTAATAAAAAAGCCAGCTATTTAGCTGGCTTATGTTGCTTACTTTATTACTTATTCATATGTTGTGATAACTAAATCAATCGTCATCACTATCTGCATAAATTGTTATCTTTTTCCGATCTGCCTTTATTTTCGCGATTACGTTATTTATAGATCTAGTTAGCTCTTCTCTTTCAAAATTATTTTTAGGAGCAGGTCCCCAAGTAAGTGATCTAAGCTCTTCTAAATAAGTGTCTGTAGTTTTCACTACCTTAATCAACTCGGCAGGATCAGCATTTAAACAGCCTACTCTATATGTAAAACTATCAGCATATTCAAGCATTATATCATTTGATCTTTTATTTGAAATTACAATGGCTTTTTTAGATTTTAATCTATATACAAATTTTTTTATACCGGTATAACCACCATCAAGAGTTTTCCCTTCCACTTCACCGCAAACATATAGATGTTCTTTGTAGTGGGTATTTACAGACATTTCAACATGATAAAACTCAGCTGAATCAAGATTTTTCAATGTATTTCTAACCGCCTCTTTTGCTTCCGCGATGAGTTTAGAGTGCATGAAGTAAACTGCTGTACCGGTAATCAGTGCAATTACAACAACCAAAATCAGATACAGTTTTTTATTACCCTGTTTTGTCTTTGCTGGTGGCTGTGGTTTTGCTTTTTCTACTGATTCAGGCTCAGGCGGAGGGGTTAAAAGTTCTGGATATTCTGGAAATAAACGAGCATTGTATTGTTTGCGCGCCTCTACATCTAAAAGATTTAGTTTGCATAGTTTTAAATCCTCTAAAGTAATTGTCTGTTGCTGCGCTGCTTGCTTCATTGCCTTGGCAATGTCTGAGCGTGATGCTGTCGGCTTTATATTTAAAAGTGCATATAAATTTTTAATGTCCATTATGTTCCCCTTGATACATTTCAAAATGTTAACACAGCACACAGAAAATGTTAAATAATGTTAAATATGTCTACTAATCAATCCAAGCACACTTGTTTAAATGTGCTTGGATTGATTAGCTTAGGCTTGAAATTAAAGCCAGCATTTTGGCTGGCTTTTGATTTAATTAGCATGCTTTAAAATATAATCAGTTAGGATTTTTCTTGCTTCTAATGATAGATGGCTTAATAGTTGTCTTACTGTCATATCTTTATGGCAGCCCAATACAAGTGCCTTAACTATTCCATTTATAAGTCTGTCCGCTTCATCAGAATATTTTGTAGCTTCTCCAGCGATATATACCAGTTCATCGTCTCCAAGCTTTTCCAGTATTTCTTGTTTCTTTTCTTTGGCTGCGTCACTTACTCTTTGCGAGGCTTCCTCATACGCTATCAAATCATGGTATCCGACAGGTTCTGGGTTTGTTGTATTTTCATTCCAACTATTAATAACCCTATTCATTTTTTTAACCTATTAAAAAAGCCAGCTATTAGCTGGCTTGTGTTGCTTACTTTGTTACTTATTCATATGCTGTGATAACTGAATCAATCGTCATCACTATTTGTATAAATTGTTAGCTTTTGCTCTTCTGCCTTTGTCTTCGCGGATAAGTTAGCTATAGATTTAGCTAGCTCTTCTCTTTCAAAACTATTTTCAGAAACTTTTCTTTTGTCAATAAGAGATAAAACCTTTCCTGCATAATCGCCTGTAGTTTCCATCGCCTTAAGTAATTCTGCAGGATCAGTATTTAAACAGCCTACTCTATATAAAGTACTATAATAATATTCAACAATTATACTATCTGGTCTTTTATCTGGGATTACAGTGGCTTTTTTAGATTTTAATTCATATACAAATTTTTCTTTACCAGCATAACCTCCAGCAAGAGCTCTCGCATTCATTTCACCGCAAACATATATCTCTTTGTTGTGGGTATTTACAACCTTTTTAACATCATAAAACTTGGCTGAATCAGGATCTTTCAATAAATCTCTAACCGCCTCTTTTGCTTCTGCGATGGGTTTAAAATGTTTGAAATAAGCCACAGTACCAATCAGCACAATTGCAGCGGCTACAACAACCAAAATCAGATACAGCTTTTTATTGCCCTGCTTTGTCTTTGCTGGTTCTAATGGCTTAACTTCTTCTGCTTTTTCGGGTTTCGGTTCAGGCGGAGGGGCTAAAAGTTCCGGGTATGCGGCAAATAAACGTTCGTCGTATTTATTTCGTTCCTCTTCATTTAAAAGATATTGTTTACACAGCTTTAAATCATCTAAAGTGATTGTCTGTTGCTGCGCAGCGTGCCTCATTGCCTTGGCAATGTCTGATTGTGATGCTGTCGGCTTTATATTTAAAAGTGCATATAAATTTTTAAAGTCCATTATTTATTCCTTTGCTGGGTAATGAAATGTTAACACAGCACCCGATGAAGGTTAAATAATAGACTTTAAACCTAGGTATCTAATTTACATGTTTTCTTCCTTTTCGTTAGAATTAAAAAGCCAGCGGTTAGCTGGCTTTATTCACCTCATAGTTGAATTGTTAAAATTTCGATTGATTCATAGATCTATTAATTAGATACAGAGGCTTGTCTTTCATTCTGCAGACGGCACGCCGAAGACATAATATGTGTTAAGCAATTATTAACACCGCCTATTAATGATGTGATATTACTTGCAAACTCCAAAAAATCCTCAAGCTTTAAATAAGCAATCACATCTTTATTAGCATATCCCATATGTAGCATACTTAATGCTTCTAGTATCGTGTTGGAATTATCCGATACGTTAATGCAGCACGATATAATATCCGCTAAGTCCTCTTCGCTAATATGCTTAAACTGCTCATCAATTGGCGTTGCGTAACTATTTACAACTCCCACAATATCAGCATTAGATATCAAATTAGCCAAATCATCATAATAACTAGAAAATTTACTCATGATTAATACCCCGGACTTATTAACTGAATTAATAAAATGATAAAAAGATATAGAAATTATTTCTGTTTATCTTTGGTTATGCTGATTGATTTAAGCTGCCAAACTCTTCCCAGTCTTTTCTGATAATAGTTCGCGCATTTCTTAAATTACTGACGTTGTAATATCCCTCTATATCAGGCGTTATCTTGTTCACCTCTTTAGGAAAAATTAAAACATAATGTCAATTAGAAACTTGCAGCACTAGCAATCTGGTCGGGCGATGTTCCCAACAGGCATACTCACTAGCTCGCCCGTATATCAACTTAAAGTATGAAAAAGAATTTAAATTTATAATTTATAAAAATAGTAAGTTTTCATTACGTTTCCTTTCTTTGAAAATTTAATATTAATTTAACTTTTGTTGTTTCATGAATCTATCAAAAATTAATATTTAAAGTCGTTCTCCTTTCATAAAGTTCTTTGGATTTTTAGACTTTTCTGTTTGTAAGTCCTACATGAACTTACCAATTTTGTTTCGGCCGCCCGCGAAGGCTTAACGGCTTGCCAGCAAGCTCCTACTTGCCTCAGGCTTTTATATTCCGCTGCCTTGAGCCGATGCGGATAATGCTACGAATAAAAATAATCAACTGAGTTGATTAAATCGTTTTAATGGTTGGAGTATAGAAAAATAAACAAATTATCTATTATTGACGTTATATTCTGATTTTAAACAATAAAAAGTTTAGAAAACTAAATTTAAAAATAAAAATGGTAGTGATATGTAAAAAATATGTAACAATTAGATATTAAATTAATTTATTGACAGAGCTACATGAATAAGAAAATGCATGAAACAGCAGCAAGATTGTATAAAGTCGTGGCGAAAAATAACAATATACACAAGCAAAGTGAATTAGCTCATGTTCTTGGTGTCGTTCAGCAATCAATTGTAAACTGGGAAAAAAGAGGAATCTCAAAACAAGGATTGCTGCTGATTCAGAAAAAATTAAAAATCAATCCAGATTGGTTAGTATAAGGAGTTGGGAATGAATTAATTATCGATAATCCAAACGACGGAATTAATAATCAATCAAATATCGAATTATATGGTGATTTCTTTTTGTATGATGAAAATTCCCTCTTTTCTGGGCATTATGTACTGATACCTTTGTATCATGACACTTATGCACTTGACGCAAAAACAGGTATTTACCGTTATCAATTTAATCAATCTGATTTCAAATTGCCATGTTCCAAAGAATTATTAAAAAAATTTGGCGTCCAAAAAGAGAACGTAGTTTGCATAACAGTTGCCGGCAGCAGTATGGAGCCTGTTTTAAAAGATGGCTCTATTGTAGCTATAGATACATCAAGTAAAATTATTAAGGATGGAAGGATTTATGCGATTAAACAGGGCAGCCTTGTTAGAATCAGAAAATTATATAGAATCGCAAGCGATGTCTTAAAAATTAGTTGTTACAATCAAGAAGATAAAGCATATGCTGATGAGCTAGTAAAAATTGATAAAATAGAGATCATCGGTGTAGCCTTTTGGTGGTCTGTAGTTCAAAGTATTTAAAATTAAATATATAAAGCCGCTAAAAGCGGCTTTTATGCAATATTCATTATTCATTTTAAAATTTATATATCTAGAAAATCCAAGGGCAAAGCTTTCCAAAACTTACCATGGATAACTAACTGGTCTATTTCATTAGGTTTAATGTCAAAATCTGTATCTGAATATAATTTATTATCAGATATTACTTTAATTACACCTGATTTCCCTCTTGCTAATCTTTTGATGTATGTATATCCATCAAATGTAATTAAATAAACACCACTATCTTGAAATTTATCTATATCTGTTTTAATTAATGTAATAGATCGCCTTGGTATTGTTGGCTCCATTGAATCGCCATCAGGAGGCATTAGTTGTACTCCTTGTAAATTAGTTGTTCCTAGTAACTCTAAAAGAGCATCATTAGGAATTTCAATAGTTCTAAGGAGTTCTGGAAATTCAGGAATTATGATTCCTTGACCGCAAGAAGCATTCATATCATATAATTTCAGGGTTGTGGTATTACTATCGGCTGCTTCCAATGGACTATACATTTTATATGAATCAGATAAATTAATAGCATTATCTTTATATTTATTTCCTGTTCCATTTGCTAGCCATTGTGCTGAAAATCGTGTTTTCTTCTCTAATTCTAGTAACGGCTTTTTCCCAAGACCTGTATCACCATTAAACCACTGATGAACTAATCCTTTGCTAACCTTAGCAAAATCTGCAAGCTGTGTTTGGGTTTTTAATCCATACTCCCGCATTAATTCATGAAGACGTTCTTTTAGCTTATTTGTCATAGTATAAATGTCCTTTTATTTGTTTAGTATTCTAAACTATAAAAAAGTATAGTTTACTTTACACTATTTAGTAAACTATACTTTTTATAGTTTAAGAATAGAAAGCTAACAAAATGTATGAAAAGGATAATAGATTCATAGAGATATTAGGTAGCGATACGGCTGTAGCAAAATTATGCGGTATAACACGCGGTGCTGTTTCGCAATGGGAAAAATGAGGTATTCCAAAAGCTCAACTAAATTATTTAAAGACACTGCGAAAAGAAGAATATTTAAATACTTTTATAAGTAAAAATTAAAAGTTTTATTAATAACTTTTTAATTAATAGTGTTTATTTTTTCGGTACTAAAAGAATGTGGTTAGTTATGACTGCAATTAAAACCAAGCACGAGTTTAGGTAATTTAAGAGGGTTAGTAATAAATTCCCAATCAGAACAAATTCTGAAATACCTGCAGGCAGGTAACGCTTTAACGCCCTTAGAAGCCTTGCGCAAATTTAATTGCCTGAGACTGGGTGTGCGTATCTACGATTTACGATAGAAAGGATATGTCATTAATTCATTCCTTACAATTCACACAGCTATGCATGCAGCAGAAAGTGCATCAGCATTATTCAACGCAGGAGACAAATACCGTGCAGGGCTTGCGTTTAAAACTGCATATGAGCGCATCGTTAGCGAGAAGAAGGCAAAAGGTATACAGCCAGATTAGTACGTTAGCGCAGGGCTTGATAAAGAACAGTTAGCGCAACTAATCACAGAAGCGGCGGCAACAGGGAAAATTACAAACGATTATGCCTTAGCTTTATTGCCAGCAGGCGAAGAGCGCATGAATATTGAAGCCGGAAATCTTCTAACCGATAAACAAAAAGAAGAGGGCAAAGCCCAGTTAGGAAAACTGCTTAATTTAATAACGCAAAAATGCGCGCTGAATTAACAGGGGATCACATCGTGTCTGAAAATACCTGTATAGCATGCCGATTCTGGACGCTAAGAGAAAAAAATAATAAAGGCGAATATATCCCCCACGAAATGGCGGCACTCGGATATGGCTATTGTGCTCATGATGAAAAATGGCACTATTTCCCCGGTCACAGAGAATGTGCAAACAACAAATTTGAGCCTATAACCGAAGATCTGAGAATAAAGCGCGAAGAGTGGTGGGAAGCCCGAAATAATAAGCGGAGTAAGTATGTCAGGAGGTAGCATGGATAAGCAGCCGGATGATTATGTTGAATCCCCTTATGAACAATATCACGCATGCAGAGCCTTATGGGGAATGGTCATTATTCAGGCATTGCAGGACGCTACTGAAGCTATAGGCGATTCCAGAGATCTGGATAAGGCGGTTGAACAGGAAATGGGCTATTTCAGGAGTAGAGGTTTTCAAGAAGTCTGCGCTCTAGCAGAAATCGATATAAGCCCGGATGACATTGAAGCAAAGCTGCATGGCTTAAGAAACTGGAAAAACAAATACTGGAGAAAAGATGTCAAAAAATTTTTACGCACTGGGAAGATTAAAAACCGGACAAAAAAACAAAACAGAGCAGGCATATGAGCTTGAAGTATTAAAGCCAGCCATGCAGGACGGATCAATAAGCTGGTACCGGTTTGAAGGCGTAAAACTCAGGCTGGCAGATAACACCTTTTACACACCGGATTATTGCGTGATGCGTAGTGACGGCACGATGGAAATGCACGAAGTAAAAGGCTTCTGGCAGGATGATGCAAGGGTAAAAATCAAAGTAGCCGCTGATATGTACCCGCTTAAATTTATTGCGGTAAAACGTCAAGCGAAGAAGAACGGCGGAGGCTGGAGCATTGAGGAATTTTAATCATGGAATTAGTAGCAGTTAAGGCTGTTGATAACAGCTTCCGACCAGTTTCAGCAATTGATGCCGATAAACTCAAAGGAATTAAAGTAGGTCAACCGGTAAAGATACAAGTAACAAGACAAAAAGACCGGAGCCTGCCTCATCACCGTTTATTCTTTGGCGGCTTACTGCCTTTGGCTTTTGAGTACTGGCAACCGACAGGAGGAATTATCAGCCCTAAAGAACGGGATGTGGTGCTGTGGGTAGCTAAGAGGCTGGATAAGTTCGCCGGTAATAAAGGCATTATTGTTACAGCCGCAGAGGAAGCACTTAACTTACTGGCTAAAAAGCGCGCCGAAAAACTGCCCGTTATAGAAAAAGATATTGATTCATTTCGTCGCTGGCTAACTATCGAAGCCGGATATTTTAATATTTGCGTAACCCCGGCTGGTGTGGTGAAAGAACCTAAATCAATCAGTTTTGCCAGTATGGATCAGGACGAGTTTAACGCCTTCTATCAAGCCTGCTTCACTGTTTGCTGGAACATGATTCTATGCAACCGCTTCTCCAGTGAAGATGAAGCGCAGCAGGTTATTGATCAGCTTTTATCTTTAGGGAATTAATCATGAGCAAAATCACCCGATCAGCACGAGGGCAGCAATGTCAGGTGCGCATGCCCGGTATTTGTAACGGCAATCCTGAAACAGTGGTTTTCGCTCATTACAGGCTGGCAGGCAGTTGCGGTATCGGAATTAAACCCAGTGATCTATTAGGCGCATACGCATGCAGTGCCTGCCATGATGAGGCGGATAGAAGAACAACGATACTGGATGTAGAAACTGCGAACCTGTACCACGCAGAAGGCGTACTGAGGACGCAACTGCTACTAAACAGTCAGCATTTGATACAAATAGCTTAGGAGCTGAATAATGTATGAATCAATAGATCACATGCTGTGTGAAGTGTTTTTCATAAAAAACACGCTAATCATGGGTAAAAGTAATTCAGCGCGCATTGAGGAATGGATTAAAACCAGAGGCGTAGTTGACAGAAGTAAATCAGGGCTAAGCCAGCATGATATGCATGCAAACAGCTCTATGTTATTAACCCGTGTAGAGCGTATTTTAAATGATATTGAATGGACGCTGATTAATGCAGAATACAGCTATAACCTGTCTGGCATAATTGATTTAACAAACTATGTATTAGCCAGAGATTCATATATTCAGCCGTTAGAGTGCGATACCTTGCTGGAATACCTTTTTACCAAGAATAAAACCTATATACAGCTACAGGATAAATTCGACTGGCACAAATGCACTGTTAGACGAAAAATAAAACATGTGAAGAGAATAATTAACAAGTTACATTATGACTGCATTGCTAAGCTGGAAGTTAATATGCAGGATATAATTGTAAATTTTTTGTAAAAATTCAATTTAGGGGTAGAAAAGCGTAGGGTGAAAATTTATAATTATGCTATTTTTCGGATAAGACATAAAATTATTTTAAGTCTTAATAATATCAAGTACTGATGAGTGGTAATATCAAGAAAAAAAGACTGGCTAAAAACCAGTCTTTTTTTGTTTTTATGCATGATATTACCTGATTAATATTATGCTGAATGATGAATGGGTATTAAACTAATATGTAGTTGTTTACCTAGTTGATTTAATGCAGCGTTAATAGCATCAATTTTAGTTGCATGACGAAGATTAGTAAGCCTTTGAACATCTTGAGGACGTGTAAGTAAACGTCTGGCTAACTCTGCATTGGAAACATTTTGCTTAATCATTTCATTAAGTAAAAGTACTTTTGCAGTGACACTAGGAGGTAAAGAAATCAATTCTTCACCTTTCTGCATTTTCGAAGGCATAGGCACTGGCCGACGGTCTTCAAAATAAAATTCTAAAGCAGTAAGTAACGCATCTGCGGCCATAATACGTGCTTCTTCAAGCGTATCTCCACAGGTTAATGCTTCTGGTAAGTCGCGAAAAGTGACTATATATGAATTTGCTTCTTTTTGTATTAATGCGCTGTAAGACATATCTGTTTTACAGTTTGTATTTTGAGAATACATTTCTGATATTTGAACCATTTCCTTAACTGAATTAAAGCTAATTTTATATTATTTATATTTTAATTAATTTTAATATATTGATAAATTTAAATTTAAGCAGCTCTCACTTAAAATGAGGGCTGCTAATGTTATAATCCCAACTGCTTTTTGATTTTTTCAACCAGCCGCTTTGGAATCTCTTTGCTGGGGTGTCTGGGTAAAGTGGATTGCTTGCCATTATAGTAAAGTTTTATGTGTTTAGTGCCATCTTTCGCTTTTACTCCTTGAGAAGTTAATAAGTTTAAAAAATGGTTTACTTTCATAAAATATCTTTCTAAAATATAAAATTTTACTATGCATATTGAGTCATCCTGGTTGTCTTAAATATATTAACTTAAACATAAAATCTTCTATTTTTTTTATACTTCCTACAATTAGTTACACCTTTACATCAAGAAGTAACTAATCAGAAGTATAAACATTTTTGTTTACATTTACAAGCTTTATGTGAGCAAAAATGTTTATATTTTTAAAAGACACTTACGATAATAATTGGTAAGTTTGCGAGATTTAATCTAAATAATAAACCAGCCCGAAAGGCTGGTTTTGTTATGTTCAGCAATCAAGTTGTTCAGGATTAATCCCTAGTGCAGTAGCCAGCTTATTTCTTGTGGTTTTGCGTGGGTTATTTGATGTTTCTAGCTGGGAATAGGCAGCCTGAGATATTCCTAACTTTCTGGCGCATTCTTCCTGAGTAAGCTGTAAGTATTCACGCCTTGCACGGGCTGGTGTAGAGCCATTATCAAAAATAAGGCTTACTACCTCACTGGGAATAGCATTTTGAAGATTTATTCCGGATATCATTTAGCTATGTCGGTATTTTCATTTTTGTGAATAGCAATGTAGAGTAACATATGTACCTTTTTTTATATCTTATTACTAAATAAGATTAAAAATAATTAAAAATTAATCTTAAACAGGTATAATAAAAAAATAAATTTATTATTTCTTTTTTTTTTAATTTTATATCTCTAATCTTTGAATATTTTATCATGCTTGCTTTCAACCTTCAGCCGTTACCATTGCCTCCATATCAGGAAGAACCGCAATTATTCAGTATCAATGAACATCTGGAACTGATGCGTTATGCCTTTGTGGCAACAGAAAGTCTGAATGAGTTGAATATGTTGCGCAAAGTTATTCCGACCGATCTGACATCAGTATTTAAACTGACCGAATCTGTACAATCAACCAGAATCGAGGGCACACAGACAACTTTAGATGAAGTAATGGAAGCAGAAGCAGTACAGAGAGAGGGCAATGTTGATGTTCAGGAGGTGTTAAATTATCAGAAGGCTCTTGATTTGGGCATTAATATAGCCATTAGAAATGATTATCCGCTGAGTACATCTTTGTTAAAAGACATTCATAAAGAGATTTTATATCGTGCACGCGGCGCATCAAGAAATCCTGGAGAATTTCGGACTAATCAAAATTGGATTGGCTCAGAAACAGGCGGAATAGAAAATGCTCAGTATGTACCGCCTATAGCTGCACGTGTACCCGAACTCATGGGAAATCTGGATAAATTTATTAATGAGCCTAATGACAAGTTTCACCCGCTTATCATGGCCGGCATTATTCATGCTCAGTTTGAAAGTATCCACCCGTTTCTGGATGGTAACGGCAGGGTAGGACGCTTGTTAATTTCTCTGTTTCTGCTCAAAGAGAAAGTATGCGGAGATCATATTGTATTTGTTAGTGAAGAACTGGAACGCAATAAATTTAAATATTATTCACTTCTGAATAATTTAAGAACTGAACAGCCAAGATGGTTTGACTGGTTGGTGTTTTTTCTGAAAAGCATTAGTAATCAGGCACAAAATGAAATATTTAAGGCCAAAAAGATTTTTCATCTGTTGGATTTTTATACTAAGAATAAAACAATTATGGAAAGCATGAATGGATATAAAATTCTGCTTCAGGTGTTTTCAAATCCCGTTTTTACAGCTAAAAATATTCAGCAGGAACTCAATATTTCCAATGCAACAGTTAATAAATGGCTGAAATATTTTGTTGAAAAGGGAATAATCTATCCGAACAATAAAAAAAGAGGTATTGTGTACCGCAATTACGAACTGATGGATATTCTAAATCATTAAACATGCAAATAAGGGAACGCATAAAAACACCTGTTCCCGTCCACGCATAATAAAGCCCAGAGATACTGGGCTTTTTTTGTAGGATTTAGTAGCAAATTACTTATATTACATATGATATTTATTTATAGCGGGTTGGCTAATAGCTAATCCGCTTTTTTTGTTGGTGTATGCATATTAACCAGCAAAAAGAGACAAGCCTACGCGCGCGTGGGCTTTTTTATTGGAGATTGCCATGGTGGATACCAACAACTCCGCCATAAGCGGATTAACAGAAAAACAGCAGCGTTTTATTGAAGAGTACCTAATAGATTTTAATGCCACACAGGCTGCAATCAGGGCAGGATACAGTGCCAGAACGGCGAGTGCGGTAGGGCATGAAAACCTCAAAAAACCTGAGATTGTAAAGGCACTGAACGAAGCAAAGCAAAAACGCTGCATGCGTACACAGATTAATGCTGATTATGTTCTGCAGCGTCTGGTTGAGATTGACCAGATGGATGTTGCGGATATTCTTAATGCAGATGGCTCAGTATTACCGGTTAAGGAATGGCCGGAAGTATGGAGAAAGACATTAAGCGGCTTTGATGTACTTACCATGATGGATAAAGAAGATGGTCAGAGTATTCTCAAAAAGATTAAATGGCCGGACAAGGTGAAGAATCTTGAGTTATTGGGCAAGCATGTAACTGTACAGGCGTTTAATGAAAAGACTTCTGTATCAGGTGAGTTAAAAATAGAAACACGCCCGATCAGTGCGATATTTGAGCAGGCGAATGATTAGTAAACACTTTGCCAGATTTGCCAGACCAGCACGTTACAAGGTTGCTTATGGTGGTCGTGGATCGGGTAAGTCGTGGATGTTTGCAGAGCTGGCAATTGAAATAGCCAGACGTACAAAAACGACTATCCCGTGTGTACGCGAATTACAGTTATCGATTGCTGATTCAGTACACAAGCTACTCTCAAATACTATTTCCCGCCTTGGCTATGATGATGAATTTGAAATACAGAAATCAACCATTATCCATAGAGGGACAGGTACAAACTTTATCTTTTTCGGGATTAAGAATGACCCGGGAAAGATAAAGTCACTTGAGGGTGCCGGCGTATGCTGGATAGAAGAGGCAGAAAGTATCACTCAGGAGATGTGGGATACCCTGATTCCTACAATCCGGACACTGGGCAGTGAGATATGGGTTTCTTACAATCCTAAGAACATGCTGGACGATACACACCAGCGGTTTGTAATCCGTCCCCCGGATAACGCAATTGTTATTAAAGCTAACTATTACGATAACCTGAACTTCCCAGAAGTGCTGCGCGTTGAGATGGAAGCCTGCAAAGAACGGGATTATGAGCTGTACCGGCATATCTGGCTTGGTGAGCCGGTTGCAGACAGTGAGCTGGCTATTATTAAACCGGCATGGATTGAGGCGGCAACAAATGCGCATACTCGTCTGGATTTAACCGCAGCAGGCAAACGCATTTTAGGGTTTGATGTGGCAGACGAGGGTGAGGACGCTAACGCAACTGTCGGGCGGCATGGCTCGATTGTGTTCTGTATGGATGAATGGCGCGGGCAGGATGTCATCTATTCCGCTGATAAAGTCTATCAGGATGCACTCGAAGCCAATATTGATAAGGTTATATATGACAGTATTGGTGTGGGTGCCGGCGTCAAGGCTCAGTTTGCACGTAAAAAAGGCCGCATTCAGACAGTGGGATTTAATGCCGGCGGCAAGGTTTATAAGCCTGAATCGCCGTATATGCCGGCTAAAAAGAACAAAGATATGTTTGCCAATATCAAAGCGCAAGCGTGGTGGCATGTGCGTGACCGGTTTTACAAAACGTGGCGTGCAGTTGAGAAAGGCGATAACTACCCTGCGGATGAGCTGATCAGTCTGGATGGAAGTATCAGGGATATTGAATATCTTAAGGCTGAATTAAGCCGGCCGCAGGTAGCGTATGACGATAACGGGCGGGTGCGGGTAGAAAGTAAAAAGGATATGAAAAAGCGCGGCATTCCTTCACCTAACCGTGCTGATGCCTTAATCATGGCTTTTGCTCCGGTATCCGTTGGTTTAAATATCAATCCTAACAGTCTGAATAATTTATGATGAAATTCTGGAAACGCAACAAACTGAAAGAGCGTGAGCTGGCTGCGCAGGAAGAGGCTAACCGGCTTAAAAAGCTTGAGCTGGAAGCCAAGCATAGGCAAAGTATGGCCAATGAGCGGGTAATTGCCTTTATGCAAGAAATGCAATCAGCGAATACTGCGCCACAAGGCTACCAAATGCCTGATATTCCTGCCGGTGTGGTACCGAAGGGCAGAAAGCCGGCTATTGCTCAGGACAGTCTTACATCTTCATATGCTTTTGATATTAATGCGCCTCACTTTTACCCATGCTTTATCGGGTATCAGGCACTGGCCAGCATGTCCCAGTCTACGGATTACCGCTGCGTTTATGAAGCCACAGCGCAGGAAATGACCCGCACATGGGGCGAAGTCAAAGTTGCCAATGACAGCAATGATAAAGACTACCGCGACAAAATCAAAAGCATTGAAGCGCGTATGGATGCGCTGAATATTCGTGAGTTGATGCGCCACCATATTGAAAATGAAATGATTTTCGGGCGTTCGCAAATATTCATTAATATCAAAGGGCATGAAAACCAAAAAGACATACCGCTGCTGATTGATAAGGCGGTACTGGGTAAAGGCTGCCTTAAAGGGCTTAAACTGATTGAGCCGATCTGGACTACACCAAGCTTTTACAACGCCAGTGATGCAACTGCTGCGGATTTCTTTAAACCGTCAAAATGGTTTGTTATGGGCGAAGAGGTACATGCAGACCGTTTGCTAACACTGGTTATGCGTCCGGTGACGGATATGCTTAAGCCTGCATATAACTTTAGTGGTATATCCATGTTGCAGCTTATGCAGCCGTATGTGGAAAGGTGGCAACGCACAGTTGACAGTGTGTCTGAGCTGATTCATTCGTTTTCACTCACCGGCATTAAAACCGATATGAGCAATATTCTGGCCGGCGGTGATGATGGGGTTACTCAGTTATTGCTGCGCTCTAAACTGTTTTCGCAATTACGCGGCAATCAGAATCTGATGCTGCTGGATAACGATAATGAAGAGTTTTTCCAATTCAACACACCGCTATCCACGCTGGATAACCTGCTGCAAAAATCACAGGAACAAATGGCCGCACCAAGCCGTACGCCGCTGGTTAAATTGCTGGGGATTACGCCAAGCGGATTAAACGCCAGTAGTGATGGTGAGATTCAGGTTTATCACGAGTACATTTCCGGTATGCAGGAAGCGCATTTACTGCCACAGCTTACTGCCATTATCAAACTGATTCAGCTTGATCTATTCGGGGAAATAGACCCGCAGATTGTCTTTGTGTTTAAACCGCTGGAGCAGTTGAATAAAGAGCAGGAAGCCAACACCGATAAAATTAAAGCAGAAAGAGACAATGCACTGATTAACGCCGGCGTGCTTTCTCAGGAAGAAGTACGCGCGCGTCTGGCTAAAGATGAAAGCGGCGATTACTCAGGTATTGATGTGGAAGACGTACCGGAACAGCCGCAGTGGGATTTTAATCATGGCAATAATCAGGAAGAAGCCGACAACACTGCCGGCACTATGGCCTAATGCCGGCATAGAAAACAGCTACCGCAAAGCACTTATTAAACTGCTTAATCAGATTTCCGATGAAGTGAATCAGGTGCTGGTGACAGAATTTCGCAAACGTGCTGCTCAGGAAAAGGCTCAGATGGCTATGGACGGAATAGTCGACTGGGTTGCCCACATAGTTGATTTTCTGGCGTCTAAATGGTCAGACAATCTGGACAGGCTGGCACCGGAAATTGCTGAGGCATTTGTCAGTAAAACCGTAACTAACTACGAAAGCCTGTTAAAAACACAAATGCGTAAAGCCGGTTTTACTGTCCGGTTTCAGATAACACCATATCAGCGTGAAGCGTTACAAGCGACAATTGAAACTAATGTCGGGGAGATTAAATCCATTGCTTCACAGTATCTGGAGCGGGTACAGAAGCAGGTATGGCAGTGTGTTACCAGCGGTTATGACCTTTCAGGGCTAGCAACAGAACTTGAAAAAAATTATGACATCAGTAAACGCCGTGCTGAACTGATTGCAAGAGATCAGGGGGCAAAGGCGCATGCGGTCATTGAATGCGCCAAACGGCAGGAGCTGGGTATTACCAAAGCAATCTGGTTGCATTCACACCGCAGCAAAAAGCCACGGCAATCACATTTACAGGCAAACGGTAAAGTATTTGAGGTGAGCAAAGGAATGTATCTGGACGGCGAATGGGTACAGCCGGGCATGCTGATTAATTGCCGCTGCGGCAGTAAAAGCATTATAGACGGGATAGGACAATGACCGAAAAAACTCTGGCTATGGATAAATCCATGCGTTCTTATGATGGTAACGGACATTTACTGGTTGAACGAACAATTATCAGTAAGGCTGCCGTTAATCCGTATTTCGGGCGGGAAATACCGGATTACGAAAGGCTGCAACTGCAACCGGACAAAATTTATTACCTGCTACGTGACAAGGGAGAGCTTGAAAAAGCTCTCCTTTCTTTTAACGGGGTGCAATTGCTGCTCAGGCATACGCCAGTCAGCGCAGAAGAGCCACATAACGATATTACGGTTGGAACAGTAATTAACCCACAGCTAGAGGGTAACGATGTTTATGCCAGCTTGCGTATTTTTGACAAAGAAGCCATTGCACTGATTGAAAACGAAAAGCTGAACGAATTGTCTGCCGGATATGCCTACACCGCAGATATGACTTCGGGCGAATTTGAGGGACAGAAATATGACGGAATTATGAGGAATATCCACGGCAATCATGTCGCCATGGTTGAACGCGGACGGATAGGAAGAGATGCAGTTATTGCAGATGGTTTACCAATCGGACTTATGGAGAATTCAATGAAGCTGAAACAAGGTGCAGTTAAGGCTGTAGCAGAAGTGCTAAAGCCTATTATGGGCATGGATGGCGATATTACGCCGGATGTTGTCGAGGGAGTGATTAAAACGGTTGCAGACAATATGCTGGTACCCGCTGCCAGTGACACGGAAGAGCCGGCAAAAGAAGCGGAAGACGAAGATGAAACAGAAAAAACCGCCGAAGATGAGGAATCTGATAATAAGGAAGAAAAGGCAGAAGACGAAGAGCCGGACGATGCAGAAAAATCCAAGCCGGCTATGGATGCCGATTCAATCCGTGCCGCAGCGGTAAAGGATGTTACTGCGTTGTTTGAAGCACGCGAACAGGTCAAGCCGCTGGTTGGTGTGGTGGCTATGGACAGTGCTGAGGCGGTTTACAAATATGCTTTACAGTAAAAAGGCATAAATATTAATGGCGTGCACCCTAGCGCATACAAGGCAATGGTTGGAATGCTGATTACAACGGCACCTAAAACTGGCGTGGCAATGGATAGTGCCGTTTTTACCGGTACTGATAAGTACACAGACCGATTCAAATAAAGGATAAGCACATGAGTTTTCAGAAGAATTTAAATAATGATTTACCGGTGGGTGTCGAGGGTGATTTTGCTTCGACTAATCCCTATCACACCATGCTTGTCGGAGAGGGTGAAGCTAAAGCCGGCGAAAACGGCGTAACTGTCGGTCGGTTTGCGTGGTTTGATCCGGAAACCGGTACAGCCAGTAATGTTAAATGCGCAAACGGCCTGATTGGTTTTATCCGGCGCGATAACACAGCCATGTTTATCCAGTTTAATCAGGAAGCAAATATGCTGATACCGAAAGGATTCGGCATAACGCTTTACGATGGCGGGGATTTCTGGGCGCGCTTTGCTGATGGTGCGCAGATCGGACAGAAAGTATTTGCCAGCATTGCGGACGGCAGTGTTATTGCAGCAACAGAAGCACCCGCTGATACAGAAGATACCGGCTTTATCGTCGCGTCGAAAGCTGAGGCTGGTGCGCTGACGAAAATTACTAAATATTAAGGATGAAAATATGCCAAGATTAAATTTTTCTGCACTGAGAGAACGGGCAGGTATTGTATATGCTGCCGGACAAGCACCGGTAGAACTTGATGAACGCAGCAGCATGCGGATTGCACAGGATTCTGAACTGCAAACAATGCCTAATGCCGGGATTCCCTCACTTTTTACTACATATGTAGATCCGCGGGTTATTGAGGTTCTGGTTACGCCGATGAACGCAGCCAAGGCGTTTAATGAGCGTAAGCTGGGCACATGGACAGATGAGACGGTTTCTGTGCCGGTTGTTGAAAATGTCGGCAGTGTAACCACATACGGAGACTTTAACGATAATGCATTAAGTGATGCCAACGTAAACTATCCATACCGGCAGACCTACCATTATCAGACCATTATCCGTATAGGTGAGCGGGAGATGGAGAAAGCAGGCCGTGCACGGCTGGACTGGGCGACACAGAAGCAGACATCTGCGGCATTGGCACTGAATAAGTTTCAGAACAAAAGTTATTTATTCGGCATTGAAGGCTTAGAGATTTTCGGCATGCTCAATGATCCGTCCCTTTTGCCGTCTATAGCCGGTAAACCTTGGGCAAAAATGGATGTTCAGAGTATTTATGATTCAATTCAGCGTCTGTATACGCAACTGGTAAATCAGACAGGCGGCTTAATTGATGTGGATGCCAGTATGACCATGCTATTATCTCCAACCATGAATGCGGCAATAACAGCTACGAATATGTATGGCTTAAATGTTAGTGACATGATTAAGAAAAATTTTCCGAATCTGAAAATCGTCACCATTCCTGAATACAAGACAAAAGCCGGCGAAATGGTACAGTTGGTTGTTGATGAATACGAGGCAATACCAACAGTGGAGCTGGGATTTACCGAAAAAATGCGTGTACATGCACTAATCCAGAAACAGTCTGGTTATGAGCAGAAACGGACACAGGGAACTGTAGGTGCCCTGATTTACCGCCCGATGTTCATTGCCAGCATGCTGGCTTCCTGATGTGTTTATTTAAGACAACCGCCCAGATGGGCGGTTTTTTATTTCCGGAGTTTATATGGCAAAAGATACTGTAGTAGTAGGGTGCAAACTACCTAACGGGCTGTTGTTGCAGGTGGGTGAACAGGTACAAAGAATAAACGGATGCAATTCCTCAAAAATTATTTGTGGTTACGGACTTACTTATAATGTTTCCGCCGCTTTCTGGGCAAAATGGCTGGAAGAAAATAAGGATCGTGATCTGGTTAAAAACGGGCTGATTTTTGCTAATGCCAATGTGTCGTCCGCGAAAGACGAAGCCGCTGAAAAAAAAGATAACCAGTCAAACATGGAGCCGGTAGATCCGTCAAAAGAAACCAGTGTTCAGCCGGCAGAAAAATAAGGAGCAGCCATGAGCGGTGTAGTCAGGTTTGATGCTTCCAGATTCAGAAAGTTGTACCCGAAAATTAGCGCAACTGATGATCAGCTTAGTATGTTTTTTATTGAAGCCTGCATGCAGTGCAATAACACCGATAAAAGCATTATTAAAAATCTTGATGAGCGTGAATTGCTGCTGTTTCTGCTGGTGGCGCATATTGCTACCTTACAGCAGCGTATAGACAGCGGTAACGAGGCAGTCGGTCGTGTTGCCAGTGCTTCTGAGGGCAGTGTGTCTGTATCACTGGATAACGGCCAGACTACCCAGTCGGAAAAGTGGTACCAGCAGACACCATACGGGGCGCGCTACTGGGCATTGATCAAACAATACCGCTCATTCTTTTATGTGCTCGGCAAGTTTCCCATGCCGGTTAGGCGTTAGTATGAAAAAAATCGGTGATTTATCGGATGCACTGAAAAAATATGCAGCCGGCAAAAACAAAAAGGTGCGGGCAGGTATTTTTGAGAGTGCAACCTATGCACAAGCAGATAAAGAGCCTTTACATGTTGCGCAAGTTGCTTATTGGAATGAATACGGCGCACAGATTCAGGTTCCGGAACACCAGGTAACCGTTTACCGGCTGGTTAGTGAAAAAACCGGGGATTTCCGGCTTAACGGCCGTTTTGTTAAACAGTCTAAAGCCAATTTTGCCACTACTCATACCGTACCGGCGCATACAATCAACATTCCGGCGCGCTCATTCTTTCGTAAAACAGTACGGACACATAAGGGCGAATGGATAAAGGCTTTACCGGGGCTGGTTAGCCAGCATGGCGCGGTTAAAGGACTGGAACTGGTTGGCAAGGCAATGAAAGGCAATCTGGTTGAATCAATCATGACATGGGCAGACCCGCCTAACTCAAAAGCGACCATCGCCAGAAAAGGCAGGGACGCTCCATTGCGTGACACTATGCAGATGTCCAGATCGATCGGTGTAGAGGTATCAGATAATGATGAATCTTAGAGGAATGGCTAACAGCATTATTGCCGGGGTTAATCCTGATCAGGAGGCAGTATTAAAAATCAATTCCGGCTCAGCAGTAGATGAATCCGGCACCGTTGCGCCATGCTTTGAGGAAAAGCCCATAACTATTCAGTTGCAAAGCATTTCCTCTGCCGACCTTGAGCACCTTAACCTGATTAACCAGCAAGGGCAGTTTATCTACGCCTATCTAACCGGTCAGATAGCTGCAATCCGCCGTTCACAGGGTAAAGGTGCGGAACGGGTAATTTTTACCGCATACGGCGAAAACGAGACCTCAGAATGGATGGTTAAACAGGTGCTGGAATCCTTTCCGGCATGGTGCAAGGTGCTGCTATGGCGACAGTAACGCATAAACAGATTTACACAGAAGTCCGCGCATATCTGCTCGGGCTTTTTTTATGCCCGCCTGAATCAGTCATACAGGGTTACCAGAATGATGCACCTTTACCTGATCAGGCGATTGTTATGTCAATTCTGTTTGAGCAGGCACTGGATGTCTCCGCGCATTATTACGAGCCGGCAGACAATCAGACCTTTGTACAGCAGTCTGTTGAGATAACCCTGCAGATTGATTTTTACGGGGCTGATTCAGGCGATAAAGCGCGCAAGCTGTGCAATCTCTGGAAAAGCCACTACACCACGGCGCGGTTTATATCCTGCCAGCCGCTTTACTGCAAAGACCCTGTACAGATGACGTTTATCAATGAGCAGTCACGCTATGAGCAACGCTGGATGGTCGAGCTGCTTTTGCAATACAACCCTGAATTTACGCATGAACAGACTTATCTGGATATGCCGGTTATAACTTTGAAAAACCTATAGGAAATATTATGTTACCTTCAATTCCTGCAAGTAATATTGTTACCGTCAATCCGGCGGTAATCGGTACAGGCGGTGATGCGCTGGACTTAAATACCGTAGTACTGTCAGACAGCAGTGTGTATCCGATAAATCAGTATGCCAGTGCCGCCGATGTAGGCACTGTATACGGTTATAACAGTGAACAGTATAAGTTTGCCCAGTGTTATTTTGATGGTTATGCCGGTTCAACCATCAAGCCCGCAACCCTGTTTATCGCCCGATACAATCAGACAGATATTAGTGCACGGCTGATTGGTGCCAGTGTTAAATCATTGCAGTTGAATGAACTGCAAGCCATCAAAGGGGAAATAACCCTAACCATAGATGGTACGGCAACCACAGCAACAATCGATTTAAGCAAAGTCAAAAGCTTTAGTGATGCCGCGATAAAAATCAAAGAGGCTTTAACTAACGATGTTGTCTTTGATACGCAGTTACAGGCATTTATTATCAGCTCGCCGTCTGCCGGTGCAGGTTCAGCCATTTCCTTTGCCAGAGGAACAGCAGCAGAAGCCCTCTGCCTGACTGAAAATACCGGGGCGATTGCTGATAATGCCACTAAGGCAGACAGTCCGGATTCTGTAATGGAGCGTGTATCAGGCTATACCCTGAATTATGCTGTTATTACTACTATCGGCGATGCATTTACTCAGGATGTTCTGAAAGCACTGGCTAAGTGGAACAGCAAACAGAACAGCCGTTACTGGTTTGTTTATTATGCGCAGGAACCAACCGCTCTGATTGCCAATAACACCAACTGCTTTGCCTCATGGCTGAAAGAAAATGCCATATCCGGAACAACAGCGATTTACGGCACACTCGAACAGGCAGGGCTGGCCTGCGGTTATGCAGCCTCCATTAATTTTAGGGAATTAAACGGTCGCTCGACTATGGAATTCAAGCGGCAAAGCGGTATCGCCGCCTCTGTCACCGCCCTTAAAGATGCCACGGCACTTGAAAGCAACGGCTACGCCTATTATGGCGCGTGGGCAACAGCGAATGAGCGGTTTATCTTTTTCAGAAATACCAGAGTAAGCGGCGATTTTTCCTGGGTGGATACTTACCTGAATCAGGTGTATTTCAACGCTCAGCTGCAACTGGCGTTTATGAATATGCTTATCAGCTATAAAGCTATCCCGTATAACGCTGAGGGTATTGCCATTCACCGCGCAGCCGCACAAGACCCGATTAATGAAATGCTGAATTTTGGTGGTATCCAGCGCGGGGTAAACCTTTCTGAAGCGCAGAAATCGCAGATTAATTATGAGGCCGGTTTTGATGCAGCCCGGCAGATTGAAACAACCGGTTACTGCCTGCTGATAAATCAAGCTTCAGCACAGGTACGCGGTCAGCGCGAATCATTGCCGTTAAAGCTCTGGTATGCAGACGGCGGCAGTGTTCATACTGTGAATCTGGCTTCAATCGCTGTGCAATAACACTGAAATCAAATAAGGGAACAACCCTGAAACCACCCTGAAAACCCGTACAAAATGTACGGGTTTTTATTTATTCATTCGGAGTTAAACATGGAATATTTAAACGTTAATTTTTTAGGTTCAGAAATAATGGTTATTAACCACGATGGTGAGCCTTATGTAGCTATGCGTACGGTTGTTGAGGGCATGGGGCTGGGCTGGGGTGGTCAATTTATAAAGATAAAACAGAGATTTAAATCAACCGTTATGGAGATCGAAACGGTTGCCAATGATGAAAGAAATCGTTCAATGCTTTGCCTTCCATTGAGAAAACTTTTTGGCTGGCTGATGACCATTAACCCAAACAAAGTAGCCTCACATAAAAGGCAAACCATTATCCGCTATCAGAATGAATGTGACGATGCATTATGGCAGTACTGGACTACCGGCATAGCCAATCGTGAAAAAATTTTGCAGGAAATGGAACTGCTAAAAAAGCAGCAGGCTGAATCTGAGGCGCGCGGCAGTGCAGCAGGTAAAGCCTTAAATCAGCGCAAATTAGAAAAACGGCAGCTTGAAATGCAACTGGTTGCAATTAATCAGCTCGACCTTTTTAAACAAACAGCATAAGCACGTTTTGCGTGCGCCCATTTTTGGGCTTACCAAGTCTTATATATACCAGTTACAGCTTTTGAAGCTTTAGGAGATTAAATCATGCCAATGGGACATAACCCGCTAACGATTACATCAGCCAATTCCGTACTTATGGTGCGCTGCGCAGGTGTTTACGATAACTATATTACGATGCAAGGCTTTCAGGCGGATAACGCCTGGGGCTTTGGTGATGCCAATATCTCAGAAACCCGCATGGGTGTGGATGGTAAACAGTCAATAGGCTATACGCCGCATGAAGTGGAATGGATACTGCATCTAGAGGCAAACAGCCCGTCAATTGAGCACATGGAAAATATCCGCAAAGACTTCAATGCCAACATGGAAACACGCCCGATTGATATTGTGGTTGAAATTCCGTCTGTAAAAAAACGCTACAGTGCCACTGGTGCACTGGTTAAATTAACCGGCGGGGCTTCCGGTCAGAAATTACTGGCAGGCAGCCAGTACACATTCAGATTAGTTCTGAATGGTGCAGAGGAGATTAACTAATGGCACGTAAAACAAGAACAATCAACATAGATACCGGTCGCGATAAAGGTAAAACCTTTCTGATCACAGAAATGCCGATTATGCAGGCAGATAAATGGGCACAGCGTGCGCTATTTGCCCTTGCCGGAAGCGGCATTGATACAGCGGGTATCAATCCGAACGGCGGCATGCTGGAAATGGCAAAACTCGCCATTGGTGTTATCAGCAAGATAGACCCGCAGATAGGCGGTGAATTGCTGGATGAACTGCTTACCTGCGTGCAAATAGTGCCATCTGGCGGACTGGCGCGCAGTCTGGACATAGAAAGTGACATTGAGGATTTAAAAACACTGTTTGAATTACGCAAAGAGGCTTTACTGGTGCACATCGATTTTTTAACGAACGGCAATCCCCTAGATATGAACTAAGGGCGGGATTGCCTTTCCGTGAAGGCGTGCTTGCACAAACAGTGAATGTCTCTTCTTTAGCCAGTCAGGTTATTACAGCCGGACTGGCTTCTTACGTTGAGCTGGATAGTGTGCTGGGGCTTGAGGATGTACTGAATATTCTTGAGGTTTATCAGGTTTATGAACATAACAAAATGTTGGTGAATAAGTATGACAACGAATATAGTTGAACAAATGCTTGTCGAGCTGATGCTTGATACATCTAAATACACTGCGCAGGCAGATAAGGCAGAAAAGAAAAATCAGGCACTCGAAAAGTCTCTGGATAAGACCGAAAAAGCCTCAAAGCAGGCAGGAAAGGCTAACGAGGAACTAGCGAAGAAATATCATTCCTCTATCGAACAGACAGCAAAATTCGGTCAGGCCATTGCAAAAGTAACTAAGGAGCTAACCGGATTTTTTGCTGTAATCATCGGCTCAACAGGGCTGTTTAAATTGGCTAATGATGCTGCGCATGCCAATATGGAAGTGTCAAAGCTTTCCGGGCAGCTGGGTATGGCTACTGCGAGTATTACAGACTGGCAGAATGCGGCAGGCGCTTTCGGTGGCAGTGCGCAGGGTATGACAGCCTCTTTAACCGGCATTAAACAGGCTATGAACGGGCTGGTAATGTTTGGTGACGCTCTAGCATGCTGCCTTATTTCAATGCTTTGGGCGTCAGTGTTGTTGATGATGCCGGTAAGGTTCGCAAACTAGATGATGTAATGCTTGATCTGGCTGATTCATTCCAGAAAATGCCAAAGGAACAGGCTTATACAATCGGTAAAAAAATGGGCTTTGATGACGGCACAATCAACGCCTTAATTTCTGGTCGCAAAGAGTTACAGGAAATTCTGGATATTCAGAAAAGAATGTATCACTCAGACGAGAAAGCCATTGCCCGCAGTCGCGAATTAACCAAACAGCAAGCGATATTGAGCGCACACTGGCAAAGCATGAAGCAATTGGTGGGTGACGCATTAACGCCGATACTGCTTACTCTGATTAAAGTAGTAAACAGATTCTTTGAGTTTCTGCAACGGCATGAAAAGGTTGTTAAAGCGGTATTCCAGACCGCAGCTATCGTAATCGGCACGCTGCTGATTCCTACCTTACTTAGTGCCGGACGTGCACTGCTAGGGTTTATTGCTCCGTTTGCACCGGCAATTGCAGCGGTAACTGCTCTGGCGGGTGCCTTTTTACTTCTGTACGACGATTACGACACTTGGGCTAAGGGCGGTAAATCTCTTACGACACTTGGGCTAAGGGCGGTAAATCTCTGTTTGACTGGGGTGCATTCAGTGCCGCTATTAAAGACAGCAAAATGTCTGTTGATACTCTGTGTACTGCATTTGGCAATGGGTGAAAAGAAAGAAGATGTAGCAGATTTCGTTGGTGAAAGTATGTACCGGCTGTTTCATGGCGGTAAGGATTACTTTGAACAGAACGGGATTCAGAAGCCTGTAGAGGCTAATACTAATCGAGGTTCTACTGCCAAAGGCTCAGTTACTGAAAGTAAAGGTTCTTTTGCTCAAGAATTGAATGCAGCAATGGATAGATATGGAATAAAAGACGCAAAGGCTCGCGCTTCATTCTTATCAAATGTCGATAATGAGACAGGTGGAGGGAAAAAACTTACTGAAAATCCAAACTTTTCACTTAAACGTTGGAGGGAATTGGCTGGTAACCAAAAAAATATTAGAAATTGGCTTAATGCTCATAAAGATAATCAAGAGGCTGCATTTAAAGCTTTATCTCAACAAGATAAGGTTAATATTATGTACAATAAAATGATTGGCAATAAATATGCAGATGATCCATGGAAATTTAGAGGGCGCGGAGGAATGCAGCTTACAGGACGTGCAAATTATCAAGCCTATGCGGATTATTCAGGTAGGCAAGATATTATGTCTAACCCTGATTTAATAGCAACAGATCCTCGTTTAGCTGCTGATTCTGCTGCTTGGTTTTTCATGAAAAGGAGTAAAGCGGGACGACAGGCACAAGCAGGTGATATTGCAGGTGCGAGAAAAACGGTAAACGGGGGCACTATTGGGATGAATAACTATATGAGGCTGTATGGTCAATATTTGCAAGGGAAAGGAGTGCTGTCAAATAACAACATACAAGAAAATGCTTTAAAGGCTCAAAGTATGATTGCATACGGGCAACGAATGCAAACTGCTCCTGTGACACATAATGACAACAGAAAATATGTTAATGTTAATATACCAAATATGAATATTAAAACTTCATCAAATACTGTTAGTGGAAATACTGTAGCAGCGATGAAAGAAACTCATAACTATATGTTTAATCAGCTTGGAGTATCGATGACATGATAAAAAAAATAATTGTGGCTGTTTTAGTATCGACCATATCTGTATCTGGATTTGCAGCTAATCATTTAATTTTTTCTTGTACCAATAATCAAGGCAAAAAAGTAGAGGTTAAAGAGATTGGGCAAAATATACAGTATAGTTTTGGTCGTCCGGGAAATCCTGAATTAGTTTTTAAAAATTCTAAAACACAAGTTGCAAAACAGACAAAAGAAAATCCCCCCCTGAATTATCATGAGCAATGGATTGTTCTAAAAAACGGAGAGTATATATATATGCCAAGGACGTATATAGGGAATCCAGATAAAAACGGCAAAATTGCAACTGAGGCTGGCGTGTCGGTTAAGCGAAATGATAAAGAAATATCTAGTATTATTTGTGATAAAAGAAAAAAAGATTTATATATAAATTTTGATGAGAATTTATCTGGATACTAAATAAAATCTTGAGGGCATACAATATAAAATTATATTTATCACAAAGGATAGGGCAGGCATGGGATGGAGATTTCGTAAAACAATTAAGCTTGCACCAGGTTTAAAAATTAATGTAGGTAAGACAGGGATCACAAGTGCAACGATAGGTAAGCGTGGTGCCAGTATCAATATTGGAAAAAAGGGGACATATGCAAATTTAAGTATTCCAGGAACAGGGCTGTCTTATCGCAAAAAAATAAAATCGAAGGGGACTGGAAATATGAAAGCCAGTAAGATAAACCAATTAGAAAAATTAGAAAGGCTGCATAGTAATGGAAAGATTTCTGATTTTGAATATCAACAATTACGTGCTGATATTTTAGGTTATTCATACTCAAATAAAGAAGTCCCTAAAAAAGGTTGTTTTACTTCACTATGGATATTAATAAAATGGATATTTTTAATTTTTGTTTTAATCATAGGATATTCAATTTATCAAAAGCATAACTCTCAGCCAAAAGTAGACCCTGTTAAATCGATTAATTTACCTCCTCCTAATACTATTGAGGAAAAAGTAATTGATAGACGTCTTCGATATGATGAAAATGTAGATAAAACAGATAAGCACAAAAACAAGAAAGATAACAAATCGCTTGATAATTTGTTTTAAAAGTTGGTTCCGTAACACAATCAAAACCACTCTTCGGAGTGGTTTTTTATGGCAAAAAAATGCCCGCAAAGATTCGTACTCTTTGCGGGCTTTGTTATTCAAAGAGCGCTTGAACAACATGGCTAATGATAAACGATTTACATTTAAGTTTCTAGGAGTGCATATGGAAGCTATTAATTTCACACCCAAAAAAGAATTACGCAAAACCATGTGGACGGCTGCGTTAATTATTCTGATGATTATAATTGCGTGGAGGTTGCCTGAGATTATCAGTGCGATCAGATAGTGAATTTGTAGCCAAAGTGTTCGGTAAAGAGCGTTGCAATGTTTTGGTTAATATAAAAAGCATGTTTATGTTAATATAAAAGCATAAATGTTAAATATTTATCAAATACTGTCAGCTTGGATACTATAGTCGCGATGAAAGAAACACAAAACTATATGTTTAATCAGTTTAGAGTATTGATGACATGATTAAGAAATTAATTGTTTCAACAGCCATGCTGTGCACTATCGACAGCGTGCGATTTAGAAAATAAACAATTATATATTTAATTAACTTGAAAGTTCTGTTATATGAAAAAACTATTACTTGCTGTTTTGGGATTATGTATCAGTTCATGCGTTTTTGCCGAAATATTCAGACCTAAAGTGAACTACATAAAAAGAATTTATGAAGAAAGCATAAGACTTGAAAGCGGAGGAACAACTTATAACCCTCATTTTTATTTAAAATATTTTGATAGCAACCTCAGAAAAATATACGAAAGAGATGATGAATACCAAAAGGCAACTGGTGGTATAGCTTGTATTGATTATGATGTTTTATGGCAGGGGCAAGATTTAGATCCAAATGCTAAGCTAACATTTACCCAGCCAACCGGAAATAAAGTTAAAGTAACAATCGGAGCTACAAAAGGGTTTGAAAAACGCTCGGTTACTTATCAGGTTATATGTCTAAAAGAAACTAATGATTGCAAAATCACTGAGATATTTGAAAGAGGGAAACTTTTCACAAAAGATAAATCTAAATGTCTTGATGATTTTTATCGCACTGAAATCAAAAAGCAACGACATAAATAAACTATACGTTTAACCAATTATGTCAAAGAACAAAATTCAGTACTATTGTTATTCTAAACATAATTATTGTATATTGATTTTATAATAATTTATTGAGAATAGTATGAGTGTACGTGATTTTACAAAAATACAAAATCTAAATAAAGATGACAATACTGCACAAGATTATGTGGCGGCTACTCCCTTAAAACGATTAATAGCAGGCATAATCAATATACTATTATTTTTTATTCCTGCAAATGTCGTATATATCTTTTTTCATACTAAATATATTAAAGCTATTTTTGCCATTCCTTTTGTTTGTCTCACACTAGCTAGCATTATATTTTTAATGATTCTTCCATTCTGGCAATGTTTCTGGATGTGGAAACGGGGGCAGTCTATAGGTAAAAAAATAATGGGTATTAAGGTAATACGCCTTGATAACAGATCGCCTGATTTTTGGAATAATGTGATAAAAAGGGAATTTATTTATTATATATATATGTATATTCTTGCAAGAAGTTGTTTTTATTCACAAGGTCTGCAGGATGTGTTTTTTTATATATGTCTCATGTTTATGCCACCTAATTTGTTTTTTTCAGTAGAGACAGCTCCATTAGTACCTTTGCTTCTTTTGATAGATATATTCAATTTGATGTGTTTATATCGTTTATTTTCGAATAAATTTTTATTTGTAACTTTACAGGATAAACTTGCAAAAACTAGGGTAGTACAAAATGTCTCAAATAATAAGCTTATTATTTGATTGTGTAACAAAATCAAGACAGCATATATGTACTGGTTTTATTTGAATTTTTTTTAAAATTTGATATAATAAACATACAAATAAAAAAATATTAATTTATAAAGGAGATGTTTTATGGACTTATTTTTTAGTTATAAACAATTAAATGAAATTATCATAAACAAGCAATCAAAAGATGATAATTATATTTATATTTTTAAAAATTTTATTGAGGGGATTGAAAATCGGATTTATATACTTTTAGGTATAAATAAAAAGACTATTTTGAATAGCCCTGATAAAAGTGTAAATGGTAAGCCAATCTTTTTTCTAACGTTTATAACTCCGCCAGTAAATGGAGAAATAAAAGAACATACCAACTTGCTTTATAATGATCTGTGCTTTGATGAAGCTGGTAATAGGTATTTTGATTGTTTCTTTAATTTAATTTTTAATTATAATGATCGCGACACTCACCAAACGACTGGTCTGACTATTAAGTTATTCTATCGGTTTAGTCTATCTGACAAGCATGAACGTAGACTTCAACCGGGTGTAATTAGAAATAATAATATTGAACTGGAGCCGGGATATACTCAAGAAAATTGGGACTATTTATCAGACTTTTTTGAGAAAATAGCAGAGGATTACACGGTTAGAGTGGCGAAGTCTATCGATTTTCATTTTGATCAGCCATTTCCGTATTAACGTCAATAATGATATTTTAGATTCAGGTTCGTATTTCATACAGAGTTCAGTATTTTATTTCTAAAAAACATATATTACCCAAGCCAGCCATGCGCTGGCTTTTCTATTGCAGCCTTCGGGCTGCTTTTTTTATTGGAGTAAACTATGCTGCCAATTGAAGGTATTCCTAACATACCAAACTTTAAAGGCTTGAATGTTGCCGGTACTAATGCCCTGATCAGTCTGGGCGGGGCGGCATTGATAAATGCCGTATTCGGTAATTACTGGGGTGTATTTAACGAGTATGGAATACCCATTCTGCTGGCTGATAACGTTACCTCTCTCAAGTACAGTAATTCCGCCAAAATAGCACAGGCACCGATAGAAAAAGGCTCATTCGCCTGTTACAACAAAGTCGCTAATCCGTATAAAGCCACCGTACAGCTTACTAAAGGCTCAGGAGGCACTTTAATGCGCGGCGTGTTTCTCGGACAGGTTGAAACACTGGCAGCCAGTACACTGCTGTTTTACATCATCACGCCTGAATATGTTTATACCAACGCCTGTATTGTTGGTTACGACACCGCGCGCGAAGCGTCAGACGGGGCGCAACTGATTAAAGTAAACCTCCATCTAGAAGAAGTACGCGAAGTGGTAGTGAAGTACGATACCGAAGAGGTAAAAAATCCTGATGATGCAAAAGAAAGCGACGGCGGAGAAAAACAGCCAGAAAAACCCGGGGAATCTTTGCTATATCAGGCAGTAAACGCTATTAAAGGGTGGTTTAAATGACAACAGTAACCATACCGCTGGATGCTAATCCTAATCAGAATATATCTTTTGTAATTAACGGCAGTCGCTGGCATATCCGGTTGTTTACACGGATTGGGCAGCTTTTTGCCAGCGTAGAAAACGACAAAGAGGGCGTACAGGTACAAAACCGCGTCTGTCTCAACGGAACGCCGATAACCAGAAATCTTGTGTTCATAGATACAAATGGCGACGATAACCCGACTTACACCGGCCTGAATGGCCGGTTTGTTTTGGTGTATACCGATGAAACGTAAACAGATAAAAGTAACCGTTACCCTGCGGGACAAGGACAAACAGGGTGAGCAGATTGTTTTTACCGGCAACTATAACCAGATCAGCGCAACCGGCTTTCGTGTGATGTGTAACATCATGTTCGGTTACGGCTCAGTAATGCCGGTAGCGCAAATACGAATCTACGGGCTGGCATTAGAGAAAATGGCCAAACTATTCCGTGTACACTGGAATACACTTGGCGCACTGATGAACAGGGTAAAAGTTGAAGTCGGAGAAGAGGGTGACCAGCTGATTACTGAATTTGAAGGCAATATTACTTTTGCGACAATGGATTTTTCCGTGGCTCCCGATGTCTGTCTGGTTATTGAATCTCAGGCAGCCATGCTGGAGTACAAAAAACCGCAGCCGCCGTATGAAAAAGAAGGTGAGGTGGATATTGCCGATGCAATCAAGGATATCTGCGACAGCATGGGTTATCAGCTTGAAAATAACGGCGTATCTGCAATCACCAAAAACCTGACCTTAAACGGCTCTAATCTGGATAAGCTTAAAACGCTTGAACATGATTTTGAGTTTGATATGTACATTGAAAATAACCTGATTGCGGTTACACCGAAAGGCGGCTCACGCAACATCAAAATTCCGGTCATTACGCCCGCCTCAGGACTGATCAGCTATCCGGTACCTGATATACGCGGCGTAACCTTTAAATGTCTGTACGACCCGTTATTGCGTTTCGGCGGTATCTGCAAGATACAGGACAGCCAGATTGAAGTATGTAACGGCGAATGGCGCATATACGGCATGCATAAAAGCCTTGAATCCAATCAGCCGGACGGAAACTGGTTTTGTGATATAGCCGCAACATGGAGAGACAGCAAAGATGCAGCAATCAGCAGAATATGAAAATCTGGACAACCTGAATATCAATCATTCACTGGGCGGAGCAGCAGAATTTAACGCGGTTATTTCCAATCTGATCTCTCGAGTTCAGACAGTAACCCTTGTCAAAGTACTGGCGGTTTCAGGTACCGGTGTCAGTCCAGTGGGTGAAGTAAACGTACAGCCGCTGGTACAGATGCTTGACGGGGCCGGCAATGTCTACTCACCCGGCAGAATATTCAGCGTTCCGTATTTCCGCTTACAGGGCGGCAGCAATGCGGTTATCTGCGATCCGGTCGTAGGCGATATAGGTTTATGTGCTTTTGCCTCACGCGACATATCCGCAGTTAAGCGCAATAAAGCCGAATCCGCACCCGGCAGCCGCCGCCAGCATGACTGGAATGACGGGCTGTATATCGGCGGATTTTTAAACGGTACACCGCAGCAGTACATTAGTTTTTCAGACAGCGGCATAGTGATTCACTCACCGAGCAGTATCACGCTGGAGGCACCATCTATCAACATGCAAGCTTCAGCGGTAACCACTACGACAGGCAGCTATGCGGTCAATGCTTTACAGACAGCGCAGTTTACCGGTGGCGGCGGTATCAGTGCCGATGGAGATATTAAAGCCGGTTCAGTCAGTCTGCAAAATCACACTCACAAAGGTGTAACTACTGGCAACGGCAATACAGGGAAACCCAATTCATGAAAACATTATTTTTAATGCCTGATACATGGGATTTGGTGCTTGATGCTGATGGCAATATCGCTGTTGCTGAAAGCACCTATCAGCAAGCACAGGATATTGCCAGTGCCTGCCGTACCATAAAAGAAGATATGTATTTTAACCAGCAGGAGGGAATACCGTATTTAACGCGCATTCTTGGCAACGGACGCTATCCGCTGGCTTTATACCGCAAACATCTTCACGATGCCGCGCTGAGCGTTCCCGGAGTTGTCACCGCTCAGGCAGAGTTAATGCTTGACGGTGAGCGGATTATCCGCGGACAAATTAAATTTACTAACAGCAATCATAAAACGGGAGTAATTGGTTTATGAGCATTCCGCAATTACAGATTACTGATAAGGGGATTATTGCACCGTCTGCAGATGAGGTAATTAGTGGCTTATGGGAGCTGTTCAGAAATGCTTTTGGGCAGGACTTGAATACGGCTATGAACACACCGCAAGGGCAGTTAGTCACTTCTCTGGCTGCCATTATTACCGATGAGCGCAATCAGATGATAACCCTGCTGAATCAGTTCGATCCGCGTTATGCGCAGGGTATCTGGCAGGACGGGTTGGGCTATATCTATTTTATGACCCGCAAACAAGCTACGCATTCCAGTGTAATGCTGGTGCTGAATGGGCTGGCCGGGGTGACTATTCCTGCCGGCACAGTATTTAACGACGATAACGGTAATAAATGGCAGTTAACTAACGAAGCAACCATTGCTCAGGACGGTAAAGTGAGCGTGCAGGCGCAGTGTGTATCTGCGGGCAATATCAATGCCTCACCCGATACCATTACCGGTATCCCTAAAGCAATTACCGGCTTAGATCGGGTAACCAACCCATATGCAGCCGTTGCCGGTGTTGAAGAAGAAAGCCGTCTGGATTTTGAAAAACGTCGGCGGGCATCGGTAGCGATTAACAGCAAAAATACCAATGCCTCAACTTATGGCGCAGTAGCTGATTTAGCCGATGTTAAAGATGTGTATGTTATCGACAACCCGACAGATGAGACCATACAGATTGGTACTACCAATTATCCGGTTATCCGAAACAGTATTCTGGTTTCCGTAGTGGGCGGAGATGATGAAACCATTGCCCGTACCATTTTGAACAAAGCCGGTTCGGGCTGTTCTTTTAATGGCAATACGGAATGCGTGATAGCAGATACAGAAAATTTCCCCGTCAGACCGCCGACATACACCGTAAAATTTTTACGACCGGCTTTTGTGCCGGTTTTTTTTCAGGTTATGGTTGATGATCCTGATTTACTGTCATATCAGGATAGCGAGGCTGTAAAAGCGGCCATTATTAGCGGTTTTACAACCGGAGCCGCAAAGGCGGCAATCGGACAGCCGGTTATTGCTTCTAAATTTGTCTGTCCGGTTGCTGCTGCTATTCCTCATTTAAGTATCGTGTCGCTGCGGGTGAGTAAGGACGGTAAAAAATGGGCAGACATGCTTGAAATTGGCGTGGATGAATACCCGACAGCCTCAATTTATCAGATTAAAATATCATGAAAAATATTCAAGACACTTTAATGTCACAGTATGCAAACAGTCCGGTTATCTGCAATCTGATTGAAAGCATCAACGAATGCATAGACCCTGCCGGATCAATTGATGATTTTTACCGGCTGGCTTTCAATGTAAAAACTGCACAGAGTTTCGGACTGGATATCTGGGGGCGGATTGTGGGGGTGAATCGTAATATCAGTATTCCACCTGATGATATTGATACTTTCGGCTTTAAAACCACTCCGCAAGCTTTTACACCATTTAATAACCAACCATTTAGCGCTTCAGGAGCACGATTTGTTGCTTATAAATTATCGGATGAGCGTTTCCGCTTGCTTATTATGATTAAGGCGGCTGCCAATATTCTTCATGCAACGGCGCCAAATATTAATAAATACCTGCGCATGATATTTCCGGAGAAGCGCGTGTATTTTTTAATTACTGGCCACATGAAAGGACGGTATTTTTTTGAATTCACACCCAATAAATTTGAAAGGCATATTATTTATAACTTGCAATTATTACCGCGCCCGTCCGGCGTCTTAATTGATTATCGCGAATCCCCGCCAGCGGGGATTTTTGGTTTTTCCGGAACAGGTTTTCAACCATTTAACCAAGGAAGATTCGCATGAGTAAAAATCCAGTATTAATCCCGCAGCCGTTTGCGGCTAACGGTAGTAAAAACAATATTCAGAACACCCGGCAGGCTGGACAAGATCCAGAGGATGCAACATGGAGCGACGGTTTCCCGAACGTGACTATGCAGCCGATAGAATCGGGCGGCCTGCCTCCAAAGGGGATGGACTTTAACGGTATCCTTAACGCCTTATCCGCCACTATTGTACATATACAGAAAGGCAATCTGTTCTATTTTGATAAAGCCTATTGCGATGCTTTTGGCGGATATCAGAAAGGTGCGATATTGCTGGCTGATGATGGCACGAAGGTATTTATCTCAGTTGCAGATAAGAACACTAACAACCCTAATCAGAATCCCCAATCCTGGGAGGTTATTGCCGGCATAGGACTTAACGCTGTTTCAGCCTCAAAATTATTTGAGGGACGCAATATCGGCGGGGTTTTCTTTGACGGCACGCAGGACATAGATTTACCAGGTGTAAATAAACCAGGTAATCAGAGTACCACCGGTAATGCAAATACTGCTACTAAATTGCAGACTGCCCGAAAGATTACATTAAATGGAGCCGTAGCTGGTAGTTGTTTTTTTAACGGTGAAGGGGATGCCGTTATTAATACTACGCAAGTTATTGGATTGGGAATTAATCAGGATTGGGTTGATGTAACACCGTGGCGTGCTTATGGCACTGTATATGTTAATCAAACGCAATCACCTATTTACTTGTCTATCAGTTTTTATCATACAAATAAAAGGCAGGCTGAGTTATGGATTGACAATGTCTTAATAGGTGAAGTAACAACAAGCAACGAAGATTCACAGCGAAAAGCATTATCTGGCATTGTTCAACCGGGCAAAGGTTATATCCTTAACGGAAATCTGGATATTAGAACATGGTCAGAATTAAGGAGAGGATAAGATGAGATATTATTTTAACAATATAGACGAGTGCATATATGCATTTGAATCAGCAGAATTGGCAGAGAAATGGGTTAAAGAGCAAACCGAATCCAACCCAGCTTTAAACATTAGGTTAAGAGAACTCACAGAAGATGAGAAAGACCGGCATTTACACCCTGAAAAATATCTGCCAGATGAAGAAAAACTGGCGTTAAAACGCAGTGGTGCTTTTAACCTGAGCCGGTGTCAGTTTCTAACTATGACAGAACTGGATTTAAGCAAAGATAAAGACGCGCTGATAGCTATTGTGGAAGAAAATTATCAAGGCAAAACATTAGTCAAGTTGCGTAATTATATCCGCGAAAGTCAGGTGTTCAGTCTGGATAATGATGAACTATGGCAGTTTTTAACAGTAACTTTAAATGTTGAGCCGGATAAGCTGTTTAGCATGTGGGAAGAAGCAAAAAGCAACTACTAACTGATAACCGCTGAAAAGCGGTATTTTTATGGAGTTAATATGTCATGACGAAAGCAATTAAATGGTTGTACTGGTTACTGGACTTCCGGTTTCTACCAGACAAATTGCAAAACTGGCTATTCGGTACCGGTACGCGAATAATCGAAGTACTGAACGGATTCGCTATGCTGGGTTTTGCGTTGGTGTTTGGCCTGCATGGTGACGAGATAATTAAGGAGGATCTATACGGCAAATTCCCGCATTTATACCCTAAGATGTTCGTCACGATTTTAATATTAGTCGCAATCGGGCAGCTATTTGCTGCCTTTTTTCATTCCAGCCGCAGCAATATTTTATCCGGGTGTTGCCTGCTGTGGTCGGCGCTGATCTGGTTTGTGATATCCGGTACGTTTATCGCCGCCTATCCGCCGCTGTCCACAGGCATGACTACCTATCCGCTGATTGCCATCATATGTGCACTGGCCGGCAGAAATCTGATTAAAAACACACAACAGGCAGAAGATAAAAAAGGCGGTGAATGATGAATGAAGCATTTACACTGGCGACTTGTTTTGCCCTTGCCGGTGGCTTTCTGGGCTCACTGGTAGTGTCTGATTATCGACGCTACGGGGTAATGCTTACTGTGACATTCATCATTATAGGAATGGTTTTTTCAGCTGCTATAACAGAGTATTTCTTTACGCAGAATCACCCGTGGCTGTTTGCCGGTGCCGGGGTATTTGCTGGGATGGCCTCAAAATCTCTGTTAGACGCATTCAAAGCAACTGCGCCGAAGCTGGCTAAAAAACTGATTAATGCTGTGTGTAACAGGGCAGAAAAGATAATCGGTGATACAGATGATAAGCAGAAATAGTGATTTGATTACGTAACAGATTCTAGCCAGCCATGCGCTGGCTTTACTATTAACAAAATTATTCAAATAATAATGTTTTAAATAAAAAATAGTATGATAGAATTATAATTACTTGGAGGGTTAAATGGCTAATACATCTAAAGTGTATGAATTATCTATAAAAAAATCTCAAGAATCAATGCATCAGTTACAAGATTCTTTAAAAGCATCTCAAGAGTCAATGCGTCAGCTACAAGATTCTTTTAATGCATCTCAAGAATCATTGACATCTCAGAGACAAGCATATTCAGAAGCTGCTCAACCGATGAGACAACTATATTCAAAAACTGCTCAAACATTAAGTCAGCTACAAGATTCTTTTAATGCATCTCAAGAATCAGTGCGTCTGTTACAAAATTATTTAAAAGCTGCTCAATCAATGCGTCAGTTACAAGATTCTTTTAAAGTTGCTCAATCGTTGCATCAAATACAAGATTCTTTAAAAGCTGCTCAACCGTTGCATCAGTTACAAGATTCTTTAAAAGCATCTCAAGAGTCAATGCGTCAGTTACAAGATTCTTTTAATGCTTCCCAATCAATACGGCAGTTACAAGATTCTTTAAAAGCATCTCAAGAATCAATGCGTCAGCTACAAGATTCTTTTAATGCATCTCAAGAATCATTGATATCTCAGAGACAAGCATATTCAAAAACTGCTCAAACACTAAATCAGCTACAAGATTCTTTTAATGTATCTCAAGAATCAGTGCATCAGTTACAAAATTATTTAGAAGCTGCTCAATCGATAAATCAGATAAAAGACTCTTTTAATGCTCTTCAAGAATCCGAATTTCAATTAAATAGTACTTTAAAAGCAACTATAAAAAAAGAATTAAATACATTAGATAAAGATAATATAAATAAACGTGATAATTTGATTAATATATTTAAGAATTTTTTAAATAATCAAGAAATTTTAGATGTATATATACGCTTACGTGATAAATAAATATGAATACTTTTGATGAATTTTATACAGACTCAGGTATTGAATATTTAAGTTTAGAAGAAGTTATTAATTTACATGACGCTACTCTATACGCTTCTGGAGGTTTACATGGTATTCGTGAAGAGGGCTTATTAAGCAGTATAATAACATCAATCCAAAATGATGATTATTATCCAACTATTATTTTAAAACTCGCACACTTAATATTTTCTATTAATAAATTCCACTGTTTTGCCGATGGAAACAAACGTTCATCAATAAGTGCTGGGCAATCTTTCTTAATATTAAATGGATGGACTGAAGAATACTGCCTCTTATTTCCCATCTTTATGGAAGAAGTGGTACTATGGATTGCTGAAAATTTAATCGACAAAAATGATCTGGAAATTCTCCTATCTTTTTATTTATCTGATTCTGAAGATTATTGTGAATCAAATATTTTGGATATACATTGGCAACACATTTATCAAACTTCCAATAATTATTTTTTAGAATTTCCAAATAAAATAAAACAAATTAATGAAAAAATAAATTGTGAAGCTCTCACTTTAGAAAAAAAAGAATTATTATTGAAAATTTTCAATAAAGAGGCAAAAATGATGCAGAAAATTAATGAAATATTATCGCTAGCTTATCATCGATAATATTTTATTATAGTAATTTTCAAACGAGAAGCTAAATATAATAATGTTTACAGAGAAAATGCAATGGCTGCACCGGTTCCTAATACAATAATAGTACGGTTATCGGCAGAACTTATTATGCGAAATATCATAAAGCTCTAAATTCACCTAAGGCAGAATTGTATGAGTAGGCATTTACGAGGCACTTTGATAAAAAAAGAGTACGATTTTAGTCATGCAAAACGCAATCCGTATTCAGGACAGCTAAAGAAAACAATCACTATTCGGATTGATGAAGATAGTATTACTTATTTCAAAGATATGGCTGATGAAACCGGATTGCCGTATCAGGTTTTAATGAATATGTATTTAAAGGATTGTGCCGAAAATAAGCGCAAGCTTGATATTAAATGGACTAAGTGAATTTTAAAGAATTGAATAAGCTGCCAGTAGGGAGCTTTTTTCATGTCAAAAAAATACCCTCAAGACGGAGGAGTTTTTGAGGGCTTTAAATTAATTAAAGGGGATTAAATTTAATAATACATTAATAAATGTAAATAGTCTATACATAGCAGCCGTTCTGACTGCTTTTTTTATTTATGAAAGGTTTGATATGTACAAATTAGGCAGTCGTTCTCTGAACAATTTACGCGACGTTGATGCCAATCTGGTTAAGGTCGTTAAGCGAGCCATTGAAATCTCTAAGCAGGATTTTACCGTTATTGAGGAGAAAAGAAGTAAGGAACAGTGTTTCATCAATTACGGTAAAGGGTGTACAGCTAATGAATGCGTGAAAAAGGGAGTTGATCCGAAATACGCGCGGCCGAATGAAAAAAAGTGACTTGGGTAAGTACACCGCTGGCGAGTAAGCACGCAACAAGGCGCGCGGTGGTTATTTATCCGTACCCTATCAATAGGAAAGATAACGACCCGAAGATTCGCTGCAATTAATGAAGCCATGCAACAGGCAGCCAAGGAGCTGGGCGAAAAAAAATCAACTGGGGCGGCAACATTTATCAAGGTATTGCCATTTAATATGTGCGAATTTTGATGTCCTCCACACTATAAATGACTAGGTTTTCGGCTATTTAGATAAAATAGCAATTTAATGTAATAATCTCTCTCTTTTTCTTTTCTTGCAATTTAAAACATAAATTTATGTTATAGCAAAACTGACCACCAAAATATTTTTCCAATAACAGTAATTGCTCCTGTATCAACCTCTTCATCAGGATATGAGTTAAAATTATAACTTTGTATCAGAATTTTGTTGCCAGGTCGTCTTTTTAGGATTTTGATACATAATAAACCGTCATGATTAATTGCGTATAATTTACCATCTTTAATCTGAGTATTACTCGTATTGATTCCAACAATTGCTCCATCTGGAATAGCTGGTTCCATACTATCATTATCAGCCACAATACATACTAAACATTTTAGATCAATACCTTTTTGATTTAACATCGTTCGTGAAAAGCGCATTTTCATATTATTAAAATTTTGTATATCTGATACAAATCCGTTACCTGCGCTTAAAATATTATCCGTATAAAAAGGAATTTCAACCTCATCATTCCCCAATGGGCATGATTCGTCATATATATATCTGGGTGCTCCTAGATGAAAGGCATTTGATTGATTAATTTTGATTTTATTGTCTTCTTCTTTAGCTAACCAACCTGATGGTAGATTTAAAGTTCGTTCTATATGTAAAGCCAAAGCGTCGCCAACAGTCCTGCGATTAGTTATCCATTGATTAACTTGAGCTGGAGATCTTTTAATTGCCTTTGCAAATTTTACTTGGCTTCCGTTGAATGAATTATTTATTAAATACAATATTTTATCTCGTCTATCCATTTTTAAATCCTAATATTAGAATTGTGAATTATAGTTAATCGTAAAATCTATTGTTTACCTAGAAATTGATCAGATGCGTAACATTTAGAATTAATTAGTTTTTTTGCCAAGTTTATTATGGTTGCTTGGAATGTATACTATAGAGATTTAAATGTCCTTCAAACAAAAAACACCGGTAAACAGCTGTCGGTATTTACATGCAAAAATACTGTGTTAATACGGCTGAAATCATTTAAATAATGAAAATAAACTGTTAATTTAAATTATATATCAAAAAAATCTAAAGGTAATGCTTTCCAAAATTTACCGTGAATTATTAATCGATCTAAATCATCTGGTGCAATATCAAAATCTGTATATGAATAAAGTTTATTATCAGATATTACATTGATTACCCCCGATTTCCCTTTTGCTAGTCTTTTAATATAGGTATAACCATCAAATGTTATAAGATAAACTCCGTTATCTTGAAATTTATCTATATCAGTTTTAATGAATGTTATGGAGCGTCTGGGGGTATAGTAGATTCCATTAAATCCCCGTCAGGAGGCATAAGCTAAACACTTTGTAAATTTGTTGTGCCCAATAGCTTTATAATAGCATCGTTAGGAATCTCAACTGTCCTAAGAAGTACTGTACTGGAAATTCAGAAATTATGGTTCCTTGACCGCAAAAAGCACTCCTATCATATAATTTCAGGATTGTAGAATTGCTATTTACTGTTTCCAATGTGCTTGATTTTTGAGCTAATGAATCAGTGTTATTTGTTTTATATTTTGGATCTGTTCCATCTGCTAACCATTGAGCTGAAAAAGCTGTATTTTTTGACAGTTCTAACAAAGGTTTTTTACCAAGCCTGTATCACCATTAAACCATTGATTAACCAATTCTTTACTAAACTTAGCAATATTGGCTAGTTCGATTTGTTTGCTGAGCCCACACTCAGCCATTAATTCTATTAAACGATCTCTTAGTGTACTAGGCATTTTATTTGTAATAAATATCGATAGAAAGTTTTATTATAATTTATTCTTAAATAAATCTACGCATTAAGCTAAAACAGACCACCAAAACACCCTACCAATTATATGTATTTCTTCCCGATTGACTTCTTCGTCCTTATATTCTGAAGAATTAAAACTTTGGATCAATAATTTGTTTCCTGGGCGTCTTTTTAAAATATTTATACGCAGTAATCCATTATGATTTATTGCATATATTTTGCCATCTCGAATATCTTTATCATCTGTATTGATCCCGATAGTACTGCTATCTGGAATAACAGGATACATACTATTGCCATTTGCTGTAACGCACACAACGGATTCTGGATTAATGCCGTGCTTTGCAAAAATAGAACGCGCAAAACAAAGTTTATATATATTGTAATCTTTGATGTATTCTGCAAAATCATTACTTGCCGAAAAACTAATTTCCTTATAAAACGGTACTTCTATTTCAACGTCACCTGAAGGTTTAGAATAGCCCCAGATTTCTAGAGTGCCGAGATACACAGAATTTGATTTTGAATTTTTTTGGTGATCTTGATCCATCCATCCCTTAGGTTTATTCATGGCTTCTTCTAATTTTGAAGCCATATTTGATCCGATATTTTTTGCTTTGCCATTTTGAACAGGTGTGCGATTAATGATTTGATATAAGTAACTAGACTGTTTATATCCTGCTCTTTTAGCTAGTTGCGTTACACCTCCAGCTTCTTTGACTAATAGGTTTAAATTTTCAAGTCTTATTTTAGATGTAATTTTCATAACTTATCCTAAATAATTTCCAAAACACAATTCTAGTTGTGACTTTTAATTTTCACTAGTTTTTATTAAAATTTTAACAATATATTCAAAAGATAAAAGGAGCGATTTTATAGCGGTTTAATTATCAGGGATTGTCGTGTTTTATTTGCTTTAATAACTAAAAAAAACCGGTTAACTGGGGCTTTATAATTAAAAGTAAAATCAGTTAACAATATTATTTTTCTTAATATGTGTTGTTAAGAGACGATATTGAATTGGATTTATACAGCATTATAATGATAAGGAATGATCGCAAAAAGAATTTACTCAAGTGATTTAGTAAATTAATTGTTTAAAGATTGATATTGCTATAGAAAAGATTCATTTGATCGATTTCTTCAGATTAAGAAAGGGATGAGATGGTTCTGAAGAAAAGAAACTAGTAGTATGAAAATCGTAATAGTTGTTGAGTGACATTTCCTAAGGATAAATTCAGATGATTATTAAAGATTTAAATATAAACTGGAAAGCAGATGGCTTATCAACATATGATTGGCCTGCAATGGATAAAAATGGAAAAATTGCAATAATGGTGAATAGATCTTGGGGAGATTTACCTAAAGCTTTATTATCCAATGATAATGCAAAATCATTACTAAACCCTTTTTTTGAACACATCTATGAAGGTCTGGATGAATATAGTCAGTATTCATACAACAAACATGGACAAACAATATTGGATTTATATAGTAATAAATATACGGATTTAAAAAAGAGAAAAGATGTTGAAAAGTTAGTAGCAAAGTTATCTAAGCAGAAGGTACTTTTAGATGAGGGACTATCTGCAAAAAAGGGGGTGTTTGTATATTATGGATTTCTTGATTATGAGGAAAATTATTTTTTAGTTGATTATATAGGAAAAATTAAAACTGGGGATTATTATAGATCTTACCTTCCAACAATCTATGCTTCAATCGAAGATTTACCGAAAGAGTTGTGGCCAGTAATCGTCGTATCTGATACAGTGGATTTTACAAAAGATAGAATATTCGATAATGATAAAATTAGTGAGTATTTTCCCAGAATGTTTAGCTAAAATATAGTTAATTAAAAGCTCAGCTTATACTGGGTTTTAATAGTTTAAAAAATCTGGAAAAATTATTAGTATTTAAAGGAACTGGAAACTTTTAGGAAGTAAAATATTATCGTAAAAAAACATGTGCTAAGGAAGTCTGTAAAGTAATATTGATTCTTTAAATATTTAAAGAGTATTAGAAAATGGTAGCTGGACAAGGCAAGAATACCCACTAAGTATGTCTGGACGATTCCCAAAAAGGTAAAAATAATGGATGAAAGAGAAATTTATATAGAGATGCTTTATTGGGCATTACCTTATATTAGAAATCTTCAAACTCATGGTATGCTTAAAAAAGCTTTGGATAAATCCTGCTGTTTAGAAGCTCAACTGGTACATAATTTGCCATTAAAACTTTTGAATTCAGATTTCAATGAATCTGATGTGCATTTTTTGAATTATCAGGCTAAATATTATTTTGAAAATTGTAATAATAGAATATCACCAAACTATAATATACATATTGAATGTATTAAAAAATTATTTAAATTAGTTCCCGATGAATTAAAAGGAATACTCGAATGA